TACCCTTTTTTCGTTAGTGGGCAATCTTACGAGTTAAGATCCATAAAGATGCGAAGAAGTTCAAGAATCCTCCTGGGACAACTCTTACGACGAATAAGTAAAAATCTTTAAACTTTAATTATCCAGGAGGATAAAAATGTCTGTTCAAATTACAGAAGCAATGGTGGAGCAGTTTAGTGCAAACGTACTTATGCTTTCACAACAAAGAGGTACACGTTTAAAAATGTGTGTGAGAAGCGAAAGCCAAAAAGGTAAAGCGGCTTTTTACGATAGAATTGGTGCGGTTGATCCTGTTAAAAAAGTAGGTCGCCATTCAAACACTCCACAAATCGACACTCCACACTCTAGACGTATGGTTACTTTAGAAGATTATGAGTGGGCTGACTTAATTGATCAGCAAGATAAAATCAGAATCATTCAAGAGCCTACAAGTGAGTATGTTATGGCTGCTATGTGGTCTATGGGTAGAGCAATGGATGATGAAGTTATCCTAGCCGCCACTGGTATTGCACGTGCGGGCGAAAGTGGTGCTACTAGCATTGCATTTCCTTTAGCGCAGTATTATGCAGCTAACGACGGTACAAATTCTGCTAACATGAGTGTTGAAACACTTCGTGGCTTAAAGCAAAAATTTGATGCTGCAGATGTTATGGAAGAAGAAGAGCGCTATTTAGCGGTTGGTTCTAGCCAGATCTATTCTTTGTTAGGTGATAACAACCTTACAAGTTCAGATTACAACAGTGTTAAAGCATTAGTTGATGGTAAAGTAGATACTTTCATGGGCTTTAAGTTTATCCGTACTGAGCGTTTACCTACTGTTTTAATTGGTGAAGGTTTAGATGCAGATTTTTCTGATGGTTCTGTAGCTGCCGGTACTTCTGACACTACTGGTTTCAGAAAATGTATCGCTTGGGCAAAATCAGGTCTTCTACTTTCTATTGGCGAGGATATGAAAGCTCGCATTACTGAGCGTGACGATAAGTCATACGCTGTTCAGCCATACGTTTCAATGAGCGTGGGTGCGGTAAGAATGGAAGAAGTAAGAGTTGCAGTAGCACTTTGTAACGAAGGATAATTTTTAGGGGTCTTTAGGCCCCTTAGTTTTTTAAATTCAACAATCTTTTAGGAGAAATAAAAATGACAGATTTATACGGAAGCAACTACACAAAAGCTTATGTAAATAAGCCAAGTGAGAAAGCTGGAACAGGCGAGTACAACGGCCATGTAAAAATACTTTTTGACGAGTATGTTGTGCCAACTGCAAATGAATTAGCTACGGCTGATTTTATTTATTTGGGTAAACTACCAAAAGGCGCTCGCGTTTTAGGTGGTAAAGTAAAAACTGACGCTGCGGGCGCTACTGGTATCTTTGATATTGGTTATCTTGCAAACGGTGTAGACGCTGCAGATGCAGATGCTTTTGCGGCAAGTGTTGATCCTGGTGCAGCAGCAGTTTTACAAGAGTTAAACGGTGTAGCTATTGGTAAAAAATTTGAAGCTGAAACTACTGTTTTAATCGATGTAACTGAAGTCACTGCAGATGCAGGTGGTGACAGAATTCAAGTTTGGATTGAGTACGTAGTAGATTAATATTTATTTAGGAGAACAAGCATGGGCGTTTCATCTGCAACGGAAATTTATAATTCGGCACTACTTAAATGTGGAGTTGAGCCAATACTTAACCTTTCAGATGATTCCACTCGTGCAAGACTCTTAAACGCATGTGCCACAAGGGTAAGGCAAGATTTACTTCGAGCCCACCCTTGGAGCTTTGCAAAAACTATGGTTCAGCTAGCAGCTACCATAAACACTCCTTTATTTGATTGGGCCTATGAGTTTAATTTACCCTCTGATTGTTTAAGGGTATTAAAAATTGATACGCCAAACCCAAATGAACCTTGGGAGATAATGGGTAAACAGCTCTATGCTAACTTCGCACCTATTAATATTAAATATGTAAGAGACATTGTGGACGTTACTTTCTACGATGATAACTTCACAGAAGTCTTAGCGTGGGCTTATGCATACGAAATTATTTTCTCTTTAACACAAGTAGCCTCTACTAGAGAGAGTGTAAAACAGGGCTATAAAGATGCTCTAGCTCAGGCTAGAAGCTTTAACGCTCAAGAAGGCTCAACCCCTAGAGTGATAGCAGATGATTGGCTGAATAGAAGAAGGAGTTAGTCTTGGGTAGAAATAACCACATATATAACTCTTTTGTTGCCGGTGAGATAAGTCCTAATTTTTTAGGCCGTGCTGACACAAAACAATATTCACAAGGGTTAATAAATTCAAAAAATGCTATTGTATTTCCACAAGGCGGGGCAGCTAGAAGAACAGGAACACAGTATAAATTTCCTATTGTTAATTACGCTCAGGGAAGCGCACCCTCTTGGACATCGGGCACAACAACACCCACAGGGGCTAGAGCTTTCCCATTTACTAGAAGCGGTGGGGATAGATGGCAGATTATTTTAACCACAAGCCTACCTGATTCAGACGTAGGAAATAATTGGCGTGGTTTTTTAACAAATGACGGGGCAAACGCTAAAGTATTATTTGGCGGCGTGGGAAACGCTCTAACATCTGCAAACACGTTATTTTTTGATTACTATTCTTTTTCACAAGCTGAACTAGATGACATTCAATTTAAGCAAACGGGTGATATTATTTATTTTGTTCACCCAGATTATAGACCGTTTTACATGATATTTAACACAACCACTAGAGTCTTTGATATGTATGTTTTCGGTCTTGGTGTTGAGCCTAATTTTGGCCGGGCATCTGTTTATGATTTTCCGGTATCTTTAATAGCTAGTGCAGACGGCGGTATAGAGATAACCGATCTAACAGGTGGTTTTTGGTCCATTGAGTGGTCAGCCACAGGTTCAGATGCGGCAGAGACAAGGTTTGGTACACTATCGCCCGGTGATATTGTTAAGTTATCTAATGCCAGCACTACGGGTTATTTTTTAATATTAGAAGAGGGCACAAGTGCAGGAATATGGGACGGGTTTTTTCTAAACTCTTCCGGCCCTTTTGCAGACGGAATGGTTTTCGGTAACGAGGATAATAATGATTCATCAATAGAGTTTCCACAGTGGGGCGCTAGCAACTGGCCCTATACGGTTGATTTTTTTGAATCAAGATTATTCTTTGGCGGCAATGACCGCTATCCTGATAAACTTTGGTTTTCTCAAATCGATGACATATATGAGTTTGATATAGAGGGTCTTCAACAAGACGCTGGCTTTGGAGATGTTCCAGTAGCGAGTGATCAATTTGAACACGTTCTAAAGGCTACAACACTATCTAAGATTCAGTGGGTAGCATCCGGTAAAAATATTACCGTCGGCACGGAAGCAAATGAATTTATTTTAGAAGGCCCAGATACAACAATAACATTAGGCCCAACAAATGCCGCATCAAGAATAGAGTCCTCTTACGGCTCACGTTATCTACAGGCTACGAGAATAGAAAATGCAATACTTTTTATGCAAAGACATGGCGGCTCTTTGCGTGAGCTTGTTTTTGATTTTAACGAAGACTCTTATAAAGCACAGGACTTAAATATTATCGCTGAGCACATGCCGTATAGATCGATTGAAGACATCGAAAAAGAAGGCGGCACACCAAGTTATGTAAGCGGGTTTAAAAATATTGTCGTGCAGAACGTACCCGTTCCTATTATTTGGTGTATAGATGAGAACGGTAGACTCTCAGGCTGTACAAGAGAGAGAATACAACAAGTAAATGCTTGGCATCACCACCAAGTGGCGGGTGACGTAAACTCAGATCAAGAGGCTAAGTTTTTATCAATAAATGTTATGGCATCAACTCTAACGTCTGATTCAAGAACAGATAATTTGTGGGCCGTTGTTCGGCGCAGAGTAGGTTCTGATAATGCTGGCACAACAGAGTATAACACTAGATTATTTCTAGAGGTATTATCGTCACCGTTTAGAGGCTCAAAAGTAGAGGCAGGCTGGACACTAACAGCACAACTTGGCTCAAGACCAAATAGAATTGATAGGGCTCCGGTTTATATGGATTGTGCCTTCGGTGCTATATCAACTGATTACACCGACGGAGTAATTGATGATTTACCACACGGGGTGGGGGCGCAGGTTTCAGTAATCTGTAACGGCTTCTGGTTTGGTAACTATACGGTAAATGCTAGTGGTGAAATTGATATATCTAATCAACTAACGAGCCCATCTGAAGCTTTTAAAGCCATTATTGGTTTTAACTACGATGCAGATATAGTCCCTGTTCCGCCGGAAGTACGTGCTCAACTTGGCACAAGTTTAAATCTTATGCGTAGAGCTGACCAAGTTTTACTGCATTTTACAAATAGTCTAGGCTGTAAATTTGGTAGGGTAGATTCTGAAACACAAGAAGACTATACGCCGTATTATTCATTAGAAGAAATAACTTTTGCTACAGGAAACTCAACAGTAGTTCCGCAGCTTTTCAGCGGGGTAAAGGTAATAGAAACACCTCCAAACTATGAGCGTAGACAAAAACTACTTATTCGCTCACATCTACCTTTTCCTTTTACACTTACACACTTAACTGCAAGGATGAACGTTTATGAGTAGTAAGGGATTTTTAGCAGCAGGCCTGGCAATGCAGAGTATTTCTACGGCCAGAGCAATGGTATCTAAAGCAGATGCAGAAGAGAAAAACGCTTCTTTTTTTCGTGAGCAAGCCGCATTTGCAAAAGATGTGGGTGAGAGACAGCTAAAAGTATTTGATGAAAAATCACGTGTATTAATTGGCGACCAGGTGGCTGCCTTTGCAAAAAGCGGTGGGTCTTCTCTAACATCGGCAACTTTTGTGGCGGCCACAAAAGTTCAACAGGCCCAAGAAGGTGCAGCGATAAAAAAAGAAGCTAACTTTAACGAGAGGCTAGCACTTTTAAGAGCACGCGGAGCACAAACTAGAGCTGATGAGCTAAGTGATTCAGGCAATATAGCCATGAATGTAATAGGCGGCGGATTAGGTTCTGCAGCAAGCATAATTTAAAGGTAGGGAAAAATGGCAGGGATTATTCCAAGAGGTACAGAACAGGTAAGGATACAAACATCTTCGCCTGTACAAGTAGAGTCTGCAAGAGCCTCTGTTAGCTCTCAAGCTTTGGGAGCATTAGGTAGTGGAGTAATGAGCTTTGGCAAGAAGCTAAAACAAGAAGAAGACAACCAAGCAAATATAAAAAGAAAACTTACTGAATCAGAAAAGAAATCATCTATAGATGCAGAATCAAAAGTTGCATACGCTGAAGCTAGAAATATGTCGGCTGCAGACGGTAGTGATTTAGATGCTAATTATAAAAAACTTGTAACGCCAAAGCTTGATAAAATAATGTCAGATGTAGCAGATGACGAATCAAGGCAGATTTTAGGAACTTATGTTGGTAACACGCAGGGAGCATACGCAGCTAATATTCAAATTGAATCCCTACAAAGACTGCAACAATCAAATGTAAACAAATTAGAACAAAATCTAAACCTAAGAGCTGATCAATTACGTGAGAGTCCAACAGAGGCAATGGCAATTAGTCAGATGAAAATAGCTTCTGACGATATTAACGCTTTAGAAAAAAGTAATGCCTCTGCAGAGGTTATGAATAAAGCACGCAAAACGGGTTTAGAAAAATTAGGTATGCAGTGGATGGAAGGACTATATGACGGCGGGGAATCTGCAAAAGCCCTAAACCTTCTAAAAGCAAATCAACAAGACCCATCTTTGGTGACAGAGCTTACAACAGATCAAGCCGTTGAAATGGGCCTAATCGACACAAGAGAAAAACAAGCAATGGACGCAAAAGGTGAGAGCTACAAACAGCCTATACTAACTAGCGGTTCAAAAGCTGAGCTAGGCCCAGAAGTGACGGCTATAATGAACGCTATGAGCCCTGAGCAAAAGGTTAGACAAATAAATAGGTTTGAAGCAAAGCTTAAACAAGACTCTGGCCTTTCAGCCGCTAGCATAAGTTCAGACGTTAGTGGCTTTATGAAAACTGCGGTAGCTGGCAGGAAATACTCAAGTGATGATTATAGAGCTTTGCAGGAAAGAGTATCTAATGCTGATTTACCTGTGCAGGCCCAGACTAGAATACTTTATAAAATGGCTGCAGCCGATGCAGTAAACGAACAAATGCAGCTAGCCTCTAATACGCCTAGAAAAGATTGGTCTAAGCTCCGTATGAACATGCAGGGCGGAATAGAAGCACGTGCAAATGAGTTAGAGAGAAACGATCCCCGTATAGCAGGGATAGGTGAGGATTTTGCCTCACAAGGTCAGCGCCTAGCAATTACTGAATCTTTTGATGCGTCGTTAAAAAATTTAGAGGCACAACAAAACAAAGACGCAGCCACATTTACTATTAGAAACAATCAAACACTTGGCCTTTTATATAAGGGTATGCAAGATGGCAACCCGGACGCTGTAAAAAAATACATGACAGAGGCTAAAAACTATCAAGACTTCCTTGGAATACCAGAGGCAAAACAAAGATACTTACCCATCCCCGATGCTCAGACACAGGCTAATATGCTATCCGTTGCTGACTCAGATCAGGTGGCTTCTAAAATGACAGCTATGCAGGAACAATATGGTCAAGACTTTGCAAAAGTATTTAATGAGGTATCTAAAGAGGATAAGAAACTTAGTCCTTTAATGGCCGCGGCGTATGTAGAAAATAGAACTTCTAAAAAAGACATTATAGAAAATGTTAAAATGGCAGATGAAATAAAAACTAGGTTCAAAGAAAGTGATCTAAAAGATTTAGGAAAAGAAGTAGATGACGAGGTAACTGATATAGTAGACGAATTTGAGCAGACCGTTGTTGCAGTAAACGATGACGGCTCAGCCATTGGTTTTTCTAATGCTATAAAAGAACAAATTGCCCTAGATGCAAAAAGAGAATTAATCAACAATCCTAATCAAAAAGCCAGCGACGTTGTTGAAAAGTCATATCAAAAAATAGTAAGTGAGACATACCAAATAGCGAACACATCAAGGTATAAAGCTATGATCCCTAGAAATATTGACGGCAATAGGTTAGATGTTGCAGCCGTTGAAAACTATATGGATGTTATTTTAGATGAATCTTCTGTACAAAATATGTCGCTAACCGTTCCTAGTGCGTACACAATGACTCACGGAGTGGAAGCTAGGACTCGATTTAATCAAGACGTAAGTGATAGAGGGATTTGGTTATCAAATGATGCTCAAGACGGAGCTATTTTGGTTATGCCGGGACGTGATGGCTACGTTCCTCTAAAAGATGCTAGTGGTAAACAAATATCTAAGAAATATGTAGATATGGTTAGTGACACAGGCCTTGCATCTTTAAAAGAAGCAAACACAGAGC